GCTGTAGGAAATGATGCATTGTGTTCTAACACAATAGGTGATCGTAATGCTGCATTAGGTATGAGAGCCTTAGGAAGCAACACAACCGGTTTTGAGAATACAGCAGTAGGCACAAATGCCCTATTCAGCAATACAACCGGTACTAGAAACACTGCATTAGGTTGTGGTGCACTTAGAATAAATTCAACAGCATGTTGCAACACTGCATTAGGTATGAATGCCCTAGAACTAAATACAACAGGAAATTGCAACACTGCAGTTGGTTTTGGTGCACAATGTAGTTTAGCAACTGGTGTAAATAATACAATAGCAGTAGGACATACAGCGTGTACTACAGCAACAACAGGTCATACAGTTTGGGGCAACAGTGGTAACAATCAATGTAACTGTGTTTACAAGGCATGGGAATTAGCATCTGACTGTCGAGATAAAGCAAACATTCAAACACTTCCTACTAAATTAGGACTTCAATTCATCAATAAACTACGTCCTGTATCCTTTAATTGGGACTACAGAGACACTTACGTAAGAGAATGTAAATATAGTTACGGAGAAAAAGATGGATCATTTATAAGCGAGAAAAAGTCATATGGTGTAATTGCTCAAGAACTAAAGCAAACACTAGAAGAATTAGACGTTAAATTTGATGGTTTAGGGCATGATGAAGAAAAAGATGCTTATAGATTAGGTTACGAGGAACTAATCGCTCCGATCATCAAAGCAATACAAGAGTTAAACACTAGATTAACAACAGTAGAAGAAAAGGTTGGATAACCAAAAAAAATATATTACATTTAAGTTATGCGAAGAGTTCTAATAGGTACACCATCATACGATGGTAGAATTGATGTGTGGTTTGCTAACTCCTTAGTTAGCACTGTAAAAATAGCCGAGAAAAAAGGTATATTTGTACATGCAATCTACACCTCATACGATTCATTAATACAACGTGCACGAAATAGTCTATTCCGCCTTGCTTTGCAAGGTGGATATGACGATCTATTTTTTATTGATTCGGACTGTGAATGGGAACCAGAATGGTTCTTTAACCTGTTGGATCGACCAGAACCAATTGTAGGTGGGGCACTAATCAAAAAATCCGAAAAAGAAGGCTATACCGTAAAGCTAACAGACAAACAATTAAAATATTCCCAAGACAAAAAACTAATAGAGGTTGACGGTGTAGGCACAGGCTTCATGAAAGTATCTAGATTTGCATTAGAAAAATTATGGGATATGTCCGATCCATACACATCTGAAGGTGAAGAACACAGGATGATATGTGATATTAAAGTTGAAAACGGAGATTTGATATCCGAGGACTATGTAATAGCAAACAAGTGGAAATCACTAGGCTACAAAATATGGCTAGATCCAACAATTACACTCAACCATATAGGTATTAAAAAATATACCGGTGATTTTGCTAAATTCATTAAAAATATAGGATATGAATGATAAACCAATGGGCGGAACAGAGTTGATGTATGAGGAGTTAATGAAACGATTACCTCAAGAATACAAAGATAAATTCTCTATATTTACATATCCAGCAAATGCAGATGATACTAAATACTCTATATATTGGAACCATTTATCATACGATCAACCTTCAGTTCAATTCCTATCTGAACCGACCAATGTAGATAAAATCAACAATTTTGTGTTTATATCACATTGGCAATCCGAGCAGTTCCGTAAGGTATATAACGTCCCGGGCTACAAAACCCAAGTAATAAAAAATGCATGTTTTGACGTAGAACAACGAAAAACGGGCTCTAGAGAAAAAGTAAAAATATGCTATACCTCTACACCTTGGAGAGGATTAGATGTGCTATTGCATGCGTGGGAATTAGCAAATACTACAGATTGTGAACTACACGTATTTTCTAGTACAAAAATATACGGTAAAGATTTTGCAATCAACAACGAAAACTATTATCAAGAATTGTACGACAAATGCGAGGCGCTAGAAGGAGTAGTGTACAGAGGATTTGTTTCAAACGAAGAGTTAAGGAAAGAACTTTCTAGCTTTGATATACTAGCCTACCCTTGCACATTTGAGGAAACTTCATGTATAGCTGTAATAGAGGCATTATCTGCCGGATTAAGAGTAGTAACATCAAATCTAGGAGCATTACCTGAAACAACTGAAGGTTGGGCTAGAATCTATCCTTATTTAGCAAATAAAAAGTTACATGCTTTACATTTTGCTGATATATTGGAGGAGGAGATAAACAAGATTAAAAGTGGAGAATTAGATTCACATCTAGAACTTCAAAAACAGGTATATGCACCCCGATGGAGCTGGGATCAAAGAATTAAAGAATGGATAAGCTATTTAAATACATTAACCCCAAAAGGGTAAAAGAAGGATATGGAGATTTATATATAGAAAAAATAAACCCAACTCCAACTGGTGCTTCTTTATATAAAGAAAACACAGAGTGGTATGGAGAAGGCAAATACGAAACTATAAAAGTACCTACCTCAACACTAGATGCTAAAAACTATTTCCCCAACCAATCTATAGATTTACTTAAATTAGATACTCAGGGAGCAGAATTAGACATATTAAACGGGGGACAAGAAACATTAAAACGTACACAGTATGCTTTAATAGAAACTTCACTAGCAGAATACAATCAAGGTGCTCCTATGATTGATAAAATAGTAGATAAAATGAACGAATGTGGATTTCATATAGTTGATATAATAGAGTATCATATTTATAATGGATTAATCTTCCAGATGGACATTTTATTTAAGAAAAACCAATATTTATAATAAACATTTAAACACAATAAAACTATGATCTTTGGTCAAATCAATCCTGTACTTAGCATGGTTAAACAGGATACCCTATTTAACCCAACTCCAGAATTTATCACTGGTTCTTACATGACTGCGGTTGCAAATCAATATGCTTTGGGAGCCCATCAAGTAAATTTCCGCGTAATGTACGGAGAATGTATCTTTGAAAACGGAAGCGTAGTAGATTTTAAAGTTATCCACGCAGACAATGTAGTACTTTCTGGTAGCGCTATTGAAACTTGGGGAACAGATGATTCTATTATTTTAGAAGCTATTGCCGCAGAGCAAGGAACTACTGTTGATGCTATTGTATCTGGCAGCATGAAGAACGGTATGTTCTAATATAATTTGTAAACTATTTATATAAAGTTATGCTTAAAAAAGTGTTTTATAATAGCTCTTTACCAAGAGCAGGTTCTACTTTAATCCAAAATATACTAGGACAGAATCCAGACATCCATACAACCCCAACATCGGGGTTGTTTGAGATGATGACTACATGCCGAACATTGTTTTCAAATGGGATTGAGTTTAAAGCCCAAGATGTAAAACAAATGGAAGATGGTTTTAAAGGATTCTTGAAAGAAGGTATTTACGGATTTTACAACAACATCACAGACAAACCCTACGTTATAGATAAATCCAGGGGTTGGGGAATGGAACGCGACTTTATAAACGCGTACGACCCCAACCCCAAAATTATCTGTATGGTGCGAGATCTTAGAGCCATCTATGCTTCTTTAGAAAAGAAATACAGAAGTAACCCACTAGTAGAAACCAACATTGCAAATTGGGGGGATTTAACAGGAACTACTACAGACAAACGTATGCTAGTTTGGGCTAACAACCCACCAATAGGCCCTTCAATGGATAGGCTATACCAAACATTGGTAGCAGGTACTCACCAACATATTTTATTTGTTAAATTTGAAGAATTATGTATAGATCCAGAATCTCAAATGAAACGTATCTACGATTATCTAGAAATTCCATATTTCAAACACGACTTTGATAATATTGAACAGATAACCTATGAAGATGATAAATGGTATGGTATATTTGGGGATCATGTTATTAGAGGTAAATTAAAGCCTGTTAAAAACGATTTTTACGAGGTACTAGGATCAAATGCCTGTAAAATAATTGAAGATAATAATAGATGGTTTTTTAACGATTTCGGGTATCAAATATAAAAAAATGAATATAGGTTACAAGACAGAAACAGATTTGCTAAAAGAAGAAACACTAGCAGTTCTAGAAGACAAGTCCAACGACAGTACTAAGTATGTTGTATGGCACATTGAAGGAGGGTTAGGTAAAAATGTAGCAGCTACAGCTCTTATCTCTTCAATAAAACAAAAACATCCGGATAGAAAATTAATCCTTGTGGTATCGTACCCCGAAGTATTCCTAAACCATCCAGACATTCATAGGGTATATAGAGTGGGAGCAACATCTTATTTTTATGATGATTATATCAAAGATAAAGATACAGTTGTATATAAACACGAACCATACTTTCAATCTGATCATATAATGCGTAAAAAACATTTGATCGAAAACTGGTGCGATCTGTTAGGAATTAAATTCGAAAAACAATTGCCTATTTTATACCCAAATATGCTACAAAAGGATATGGCATACGGGTGGAAACGTGATAAACCTACTATGGTTTTGCATACTAATGGAGGTCCACTTACGCAAAACAATCTATATTCTTGGACCCGAGATATGCCATATGGTGTAGCCCAAGCTATTGCTGAAAAATACTCAAACAAATACCATATTATCCAAATAGGTAGAGATGAAAGACAAGCAGTACCTGGAGTAGAGTTTGTAAATGTTCAAATGACTAACCACGAGCTATTCAGCATGCTAGTTTTATCGGATAAACGTGTGTTAATCGATTCAAGCTTGCAACATGCGGCGGCCGCAATGCAATTAAAATCAACAGTATTGTGGGTTGGTACTACCCCTAAAAACTTTGGATATGAAATGCATTCAAATATTGTAGCTAATCCACCTAAGGGTAATGTAAAAATGATCGATTCCTATTTGTTCGATTACTCTTTTGATGGTATCTTCCATGAATGTCCTTATATGGATATGAATGAAATGTTTAATATTAACGATATCTTTAAATCAATAGATGCACAATGATAACAGTTTTGTTTGGTCAACCCCATTCCGGAAAGTCTACTTTAGCTAATGAGCTAAAAGGACACAATATAGACGGAGATAAATTAAGAGAATTATTTAAAAACAAAAACTTCACTCGTGAAGGTCGTATACAAAACCTAAACAGAGCCAGCGATATTGCCCACTACTTAAATAGTACAGGAACAGATGTGGTTTTGTCTTTGGTATACCCCTATAAAGAAGCAAGAGATTACCTAAGAAGTTTGACTAGCGAAGTAAAGTTCGTACATTTAACTTACGAGGTAGATAGAGGTAGAGAACAATATCACGTATCGGATTTTGAATATCCACAAGATGAAGATGTACTACATTTAAATACTGAATGGCTAGAAATAAACGATTGTATAAAACAAATTTTAGAATATGTGGGATAAAAAATTACACGTTAAATCATCATTGACCAAAAAACCAAATCAATGGTCTTTGTTTATAGGCAGATGGCAACCTTTACATGAAGGGCACAAACAATTGTTCCGCCAAGTAATAGATGAAGGTGGTAAAGTGTGTGTTGCCATTAGAGAAGTAGAAATAGATGATAAAAATCCATTTACCTCTCACGATATAATGCTTAATATTGCTAGAGAAATGCAAACCGAAATCCGAGCCGGCAAACTAAAAGTAATCACTATACCAGATATCTGTTCAGTTGAATTTGGTAGAGGAGTAGGATACGATATTATAGAACATATCCCACCACAAGAAATAGCTGAAATATCTGCTACTAAAATAAGAGAAAATTTACGTACAAATGGTAAGCTTTAAAAGACATATTGCAAAAACAATATCTTATAGAATAATAAGTACAGGTATTGGATTTGTTACAATGTGGGCAGTTACAGGTTCTATTAAAATGGAACCCATTCAGTACTATATACACGAAAGAGTATGGTACAAATGGGTTAAATATGGAATAAAGAATGAATAACCTTATATATTTATAACCACACAAAATTAAATTACAAATTATCTATGCAAACCACAGAAAAAATTCAATTAACTCCTGAGGAGCTATCTAAACTACAAGAAGGAAACAATAAAGTAGCAGACATTGTAGCATCCTTAGGTCAAATTGAAATACAAATATCTCTTCTACAGAAAAACAAAGAGTCTTTATTGGCAGCTTTTTCCCAAACCCAACAGGATCAAAACCAATTAGGAGCAGAATTGACCCAAAAATATGGGGATGGTACAATAGACATGACTTCCGGAGAATTCACTAAGGCAGGATAGTTTTTTGAAAGAGTTTCTCATATTTATAACAAAACAATATAAAATAACTTAATAAAATGGCAGAAACTCTATTATCTCCCGGTGTATTAGCAAGAGAGAACGATCAATCTTTTATACAAGGTCAGCCACTTGAAAGAGGAGCAGCTATAATTGGACCCACTACAAAAGGACCAGTTGAAACCCCAACACTAGTAGGTTCATTTAGTGAATTTACTAATATTTTTGGTGGAGCTGTTCAAAGTGGATCTAACGTATATTCTTACCTTACTTCAATTGCAGCTAACAACTACTTCCAAAATGGTGGTACTTCTTTACTAGTAACTAGAGTAGTCACTGGTTCTTTCACCTCCGCAACTAGCTCATTGATGCCAACAGGATCAGGTGGCCCAACTACTGGTTTATCTCCATTTGTACTTGAAACAATTTCTGAAGGTATTATTATGAATAGTACTAGTACTGAAATTTTAGGTTCTTTACCTTCAGGTTCAAGCGATAACATTAGATGGGAAATTCCAACTGTTAACACTGCTTCTGGGACATTTGCATTGTTGATTAGAAGAGGAGATGACAATAACGTACAAAAAGTAGTACTAGAATCTTACAACAACTTATCACTAGATCCATACTCTTCTAACTATATTTCTAAAGTAATAGGTGATGTGAATTTCAATTTAGTTAATGATGGTAATGATTTTTTCATTCAACAAACTGGTTCTTATTCTAACATTTCTAAATATGTAAGAGTAAGACAAGTAAACTTTAATACTCCAAAATACTTTGACAATAACGGTATTGCTAAAGCAGCCTTTACAGGATCTTTACCAGTTGTAAGTTCAGGTTCATTTGGTTCTGCTACTGGATCTAATATCCCTACAGGTAGAGCAGCTAACTTCTATAATAATGTTAATGCTACGGATAGCCAAGGACTAACAGGTGGTAACTATACAAATGCAATCGCATTGTTATCAAATGAAGATGAATACAAATACAATGTAATATCTATTCCTGGTCTATTAGCTTCTACTCACGCTACTCAAACCACAGCCTTAGTAAATAATACAATTAAAAGAGGTGATTCTATTGCAATTATAGACTTAGTAGGATATAACTCACAAATAAATGCAGTAATAAACCAAGCATCTGGATTTGATTCTAGCTATGCTGCTGCATACTGGCCTTGGTTGCAAACTATCGACCCTAATACAGGTGAGGCAGTTTGGGTACCAGCTTCAACAATGATCCCAGGTGTATATGCATTTACTGATGCTTCAAGTGATCCATGGTTTGCCCCCGCAGGTATTACTCGTGGCGCATTAGGCCAAGTAATTAGAGCTGAAAGAAAATTAACCGCTGGAAATAGAGATGATATATATGAAGCAAATGTTAACCCAATTGCTACATTCCCTGGAAGTGGAGTAACAGTATTTGGCCAGAAAACACTTCAGAAACGTGCTTCTGCACTTGATAGAGTAAACGTGAGAAGATTGTTGATTGCTCTTAAGGGCTTCATCGGCCAAGTAGCAGAAGGATTGGTATTTGAACAAAATACAGCCGCTACTAGAAATAACTTCTTAAGCCAAGTAAATCCATACTTAGAATCTGTACAACAAAGACAAGGTTTATATGCTTTCAAAGTAGTAATGGATGAAACTAACAACACACCTGATGTAGTAGATAGAAACGAGCTAGTAGGTCAAATATTTCTACAACCAACTCGTACTGCTGAATTCATTGTGTTGGATTTCAACGTGTTGCCAACTGGTGCAGTTTTCCCTGCATAAGGAGTTAGAATTTAGATATTTATAATAAAATAAAGCACATATAAAATGGCAGTATTAGATCCAAACGAAATATTCTTCACAGCTTTTGAACCAAAGCAGGCGAATAGATTTATAATGTATATAGATGGTATCCCCTCCTATACCGTAAAAGGTATGGGAGCGGTAACATTAACTCAAGGAACAGTAGCTCTTAACCACATTAACGTTCAACGTTTTGTTAAAGGCAAAACTACTTGGGGACCAATCCAATTTACCCTATTTGATCCAATCACTCCTTCCGGTGCACAAGCGGTAATGGAGTGGGTTAGATTGCACCACGAATCTGTAACTGGTAGAGATGGATACTCTGATTTCTACAAGAAAGACTTAACATTCAACGTGTTAGGCCCAGTTGGAGATGTAGTATCCGAATGGATTATCAAGGGAGCAATGATCACTGATGCGGGCTTTGGTGAATATGGTTGGGATACAGAAAACACAGCCGTTAACATTACAATGACTGTTCAACCAGATTACTGTGTATTAAACTTCTAATTAAATTTTTTACATAAATTTTTTAACCTACCCCATATCGGGGTAGGTTTTTTTATATATTAAAAAAATAGTTTGGATTCGTAAAAATCCTTTATTACCTTCATATTTATCATAGAACAAAAGTTATTTTAAAACAAGTATATGGCCGAATTTAAGTTACCTACCGAAACAATCGAATTACCCTCCAAAGGCTTATTGTATCCTTCCGACAGTCCACTTGCTAGTGGTACTATTGAAATGAAATACATGACCGCTAAAGAAGAGGATATCTTAACCAACCAATCCTATATTCAAAACGGAACAGTATTAGACAAATTGCTCCAATCCCTAATTGTTACCAAAATTAGCTACGATGATTTGCTAATTGGGGATAAAAATGCAATTATGATCGCAGCCCGTGTTTTAGGATATGGTAAAGATTATAAATTTACATACCGTGGAGAAGAAGAAACAGTTGATTTGTCCAAAATAGAAAATTCCCCATTACACGAGGAGATACAAAAAGCTAAATCTAACGAATTTGCTTTCACACTCCCAGGTTCAGGTAACGTGGTTACTTTTAAACTATTAACTCATGGTGATGAGAAAAAAATAGAACAGGAAACAAAAGGGTTAACTAAAATAAACAAAAACTCTTCCACTACCATCACTACCAGATTAAAACATCAAATTCTTTCCGTTAACGGGGAAACAGAAAAACCCAAAATCCGAGAATTTGTAGACAATTACCTCTTAGCTCAAGATTCAAGAGCATTAAGAGAAAGAATAAAAGAATTAAGTCCGGACGTAGATTTAACTTTTTTTCCCGAAAATGGGGACAACCGAGTCGATATTCCAATTGGACTTAACTTTTTTTGGCCTGACCTCTAATACAGCCCCCGAATTTCGATTAGCAGTATTTAAACAGATCCATGAAATCGTATTCCACGGACAAGGTGGATACGATTGGGATACTGTTTACAATATGCCGTTATGGCTACGTAGATTCACGTTTAATGAAATTCGCACATACTATGAACAGCAAAACGAGACCGTTAAAAAACAACAGTCATCCAACGCTAAAAGCTTAGTTAGCCCTGATGGTACGGTAAATACCCCTGAGTTTATGAAAGCATCCAAAGAATTTAAAGGTAAAACAAACTATAAATAATCATATTTATAACATATACCTTAATAATATATGGCTAGTCAGGAAGAATTAAATAGACAACAAAAATTTAACGACGAAAAAAATGAGCAAATTTCTCTAGAAAAAGAGCTAATTGCCGTACTAGCACGTAGAGCAGGGATTGATTCTAGCATACTTAGTGACCAACAAGATATATCTAATACTTTAAAAGATCAAGTTAAGTTTTTAAAATTTCAAAATGCTGAAAAAACACTATTAACTAGTCTTACTACTAAAATTAATAATATAGCCAAAGATAGTTATGCTATTTCTCAAGATCAATTAGGTTTAGAACAAACTAATAATAAACTTACTAAAGATAGACAAACTTTAAAAACTAGTTTAATACTATTAGATCAACAACAAGTAAAATTTTCTAAAGAAAACGATGAACTTAGCAAAAGTATAGCGGATAGTATTGGAGAACAAGTAAAACAAACTAAAATACTTCTTGATAATTTAGATAAAATAGAAAAAACTTCTAATGCTGTATCTAAAAACTTTGGAGTAAAGACATTTGATGCTCTTTCAGATATAACTAAGAAACTACCAGGTTTAAATAAATTTTCCGAGCCATTCCAACAAGCAAGTGAAGCTGCCCGTTCTACGTCGGCTAACATAGAAATGGCAGCTAAAAGTGGGGGAAAAGGTCTTACTGCTGAAAAAATTAAACAGTTAGGATTAGAAAAACAAGTTGGAGATCTTACTGGAAGTGCAGCCGCTAATAAACTTAAGGGAATGAGTGGATTTTCTAAAGGATTAGTTGCGGCGCAAGCCGGATTTAAAGCTTTAGGTCCTATGATAAAAAAAGCATTAGGACCCGCTGTATTAATTGCTGAATTAGTTAAGGGTATAATGCAAGCAGATAAAGAAACTACTGAATTGCAAAAATCAATGGCTTTATCTAAAACTGAAGCAGCAGGCTTTAGATTAAATTTAGGGATGGCTGCTTCTGCTTCCGGGAATATTAACATTACAGCTTCTAAATTATTAGAAACATTTAGTGCTTTAAATAAACAATTTGGTTTTATAACTAATTTTGCTACTGACACATTAGTTACAATGACTAAATTGACAGGTGTGGTAGGAGTTAGTTCCGAATCTGCAGGAAATTTAGCTGCTGCTTCTGAAGTTACAGGAACAAGTTTTGAATCCAACTATAAAGATGTACTAGCTACAAGTTATGAGCTCCAAAGACAATCTGGGGTTCAAATGGATCTAAGAGATATTTTAGAACAAACTGGTAAGGTAACAGGTACTGTTAGAGCTAATTTAGGTGCTAATCCATCACAAATAGCTAAAGCAATTACTCAAGCTAAATTATTTGGTGCTTCTTTAGATCAAGTAGCAAATGCTGGTAAATCTTTACTTGATTTTGAATCCTCCATTACCGCTGAACTAGAAGCAGAATTATTATTAGGTAAAGACATAA